CCAGAAATTCCACCTGGTAATACTTCAAGGGCTGGCTCTAACATATTTTGCGCAGTTTGTGCCAAATTACATACAATTTCTTGAACTGTATATGTTCTTATTTTTCCATCATCACCAGTTAACTGTTGATCCACTAATTTATGATCACCATTTAATCCACCCCACATTAACATACCTAGAGTAAAGTTTTTGGTCATCCTATAATCATTAGTAAAATTTGTTGTATTGTAAATAACTTTACAATCGGCTGGCACTACTGTATTCGAACCACCACCTGGAGTGGTTGGAGTTTCAGTAACAACTGCTGGTGGTGGATTTGGAACACCACTTTCTCTATTCTGTTTAGCAGACTCAGCCCTACCTTCAGGGGTATTATAATCTTGTGGGGTTTCTGCTGCAGCACCATCAGCAATTCTTCTATCAGGTGGAGTAAGAACAGGAACTGTTGGATTTAATGGAACTCCAGCATCTGGTGGTGGAAGAGCAAAATCTTCAACATCTTGTGCACCCGATGCACCATTACCAAATTGTCCTTCTGCATAGTCAGCGTGTAATGTTCCACCTGCAAGAATATTCATATCAGATGCAGATTCCATTTGAACTGATTGCGATTTAATACTTGTTCCAGCCCCAGCCTGCATGAATAAATTATTTGCAGATTTTAACGTCATATTATCTGCAGCAATATTAAATGTACCACCAACCTTTAACTTCATATTACCACCAATAGACATACTCATATCGTTGGCAACGCCAAGTTCAACATTATTGCCAACATTAATAATAGCATTACTAGCAACTTCAATATTGGCTTCAGAACGACAGAAAATATTGGCTCCACCATCAACTGTTAAATTATAATCACCACCAATATGAATAAAACCATTACGTTCAGTAATGATAAAATTATCACCAACAATATAATTAGTTTGAGTTCCATTTGGATCTATCTCATGATATGTTCCAACTCTATGATATGTGTGAATTCTTTCATATCCTGGAGTATCATCAAACTCTTGAATATGTCCTGATTCAGATTCATAAACTTTATTATATGGATATTGCGCACCGTAGGCTGGTGCGTTTTGATCCCAATCGCCTTGTTTATTTGCTGTTGGAACACCTGTGTGAATTGAAGAATCTTTTTTCTCAACGATAGTTCCATCAACAATACCACGAGCCAATCGATTTGTGTCTGGCTCACCAATATATTCTTTTAATGGATATTTGTTATTTGGATCACGGAATCCAGTATTATCGGTTCCATTAGCAACTGATGCCTCAGATGGTCCAGGTGTTGGGTTCGATCCATCTTTTGGTGGTTCAACTGATGGAGGATTTGCATCCTTTACTATTGCGCCACCAGCAATAGTACCATAGAAATATTCATAATAACTTAATTTCTTTGCAGCAATATCAGGTGAATTTACACCAACTGCACCTTTGGCTGCATAAAAATAATCTGGATGCGCATTAGGTTTAACTCCTTTTGGAGTTCTATCTTTAATATAAAGCGCAGCGATCATTGCGGATACATTAATATCATTATCAAGAGAATCTGGATTATTAACAATATCAATATTTAATCCAGCAGCAGTACCCAGTTTTTGGTATCGTTCGTAATTTCCACGACCAGTTAACTGAATAAATCCTCGACCGAAATATTTTCCGCCATCTTCATCACTTTTGTTTCCAACTTTTTTACCTTGTGGGCTTTTAGTTACACCATATACCCAACTAAAAAACTGTGGTCTTGTTACACCTTTTTGTTTTGCTTCAGCATATTTTGCTACGTCATCATCTGTTGCGAATGAGAAAATTTGTTTTAAACGAGATGCGCTATAATTAAAACCTTCTAGTTGCGGGATCCATCCAGACTCACCGCCAGCAATTCCAAGCAAAGTACATTTCTGCTCTTTTGTTGTTAAACCAACTTTGTCACACGCAGCAATAAGTGCTTTAATACCTTCTGATGCTTTACCAGCATTTTGTGAAGATTTTGGGGGAGGAACAGTTGGAATTGAATCGTTTGCTGCACTAGGAGTTGGAGTTGCTGCAGTAGTTGGAGTTGGCTCAGGTGTAGCAGTTTTTACTGGAGTACCATCGCCACTAAGAACAGGATTACCACTACTATCTGTTAATACTCCAGATGCTTTACTTTGATTTACTGCATCTAAATTTGTTGGAGCTGGTTTAAATGTAATGATATTCTCACTGTAACCAGTGACTGTTTCGCTAATGGTTATTTGTGTCGGAGAATCTATCGTAACTATGTAACAGTCTTTGGATAATCCAAACCCAAGAACTTTCATGTTTGCTTTAAGACCAGAGGTTAGATCAGTTCTACCTGTTTCTTTATCAATAAAAGTTAATTGTTTTCCAGATACTGGACCATCAATTGTTCTTAAAGTTATATCTTTAACATTATAAGATGTAACTGGATTTGCGCTATCATCATCAGAAACTGCTTGAGGTGCTGAAGGTATACCACCAATAGTACCAAGCATAACAGGTTGCTGCATCTCATCATCAGCAAACATAATAATAACAGTTGTTCCTTCAACTGGACCAACTGGAGTATATCCAATACCATTCATAGCAGCAGAGCCTATTGGCTGAACTGGTGTCGCCCAAGGTAACTGTTGAGTTGGAAGTTGCGTTTTATCGTGAGTATGTAATCCAACAATACGAACTTGACAACGACCAAGTTTTAATGGATCTGAACGACTTTCAACTACGCCTGTATAAAACATTATTTGTTCCTATCAATTTTCATTTGTAAACTGTCTTTAATTAATTCCATGTGACATTCATGTCGATCTCTATTAACGTAATGATTAATCGCTGCTATGATATAATAGCCAGAAAACATTTTATCAACTAAATCTTGATCATCATCGTTTTCATTTACTGGTTCAATTTTATTTAAAGTTACACCAACTTTTTGGCCAGCAGTATAATCACATCTTCCTGGAACAGTAACTTCAATTTTACTAGACTCTGCTAATTTCATTAAAGAAATTCGTTCTTGTATATGTTTAAAATTAGTTGCATCGCCATAACCACTAAAATTAGCATTATCTCTTGGGTAATTTATTAATAAAGAATTTGATCTAAAAATTACATTATTGCCCAATACTGGATTTGGATTTAAATGATTCCATTTATCATATTTTTGTTTAATATCATAATTCTTAACATTATATTGTTTTCTATTAAGATCATATGAAACTAATTTTGAAGAGTATAGACCAGTTCTAACTTTATCCATATAATCAAAACCAATTGGAATTACCAAATCTTCAATTCTTCTATAATCTTCAGATGGATTTTTAGCATCCCCACCACCTGGAAGAGAATCTCTTGTATAACCATCTTTAGTAAATGATTGATATACTTCATTAGAATATAGAGAATCTAATGATACAAAATAAAACCCATATCTATTTTCAAAGAAAACATAATTAGCAGCATCGTTTGAGTTTACTGCTAAACTTGTTGCATAATTAATACATTTCGCAGGAGACCAAAAGTTTGAAATAAATTTTATATCTTTATTAGTTTTTTCAACAAAAACATCTTTTGTGCTTTGCAGACCATTATAATTATCTGTTATTAAAGATTTAACCACATCTTCTGGTTTACCTGAATATACTTTACTAATCTTTTTATTTAAATCAATTACAGCTTCGTTTGAAATAAAATGTAAAACATAACCAACCTGTCGATCACCGAGTAATACTCGGTCAGTCATTTTGTAAATATAAAAAACACCTCTAATGTTTTTCTTTTCATCAAGCGTTGGTGTTATAATTTCAATCTCGACCATTTCCTCGCCAACGAATGGAAATAGATTTACTAAATCAAAAGATTCTTTTAATGTTAAAGATCCAGTAATGAATGGGGAGAAAATATCTTCATAGATTGTAACTGCAAGAACTTGAGCAGCAATATCTTTCTTCAGTCCTCCGCTAGTAAATATATCGCATTTTTCAATGCTTACATCCCCAGCAAATCGTAATTCTTTATCTGCTGCTTGCATTAGATTTCGTCTTTATAGTTTTTCAGAATCGTTGATATTAAATCTTTGGAAATAATTTTAATTCTGCGCTTAGATTCATTTACTTCTTCCTCATATCCAGCATTAGTAATTGGAGTTGCTAATGGGTAATCATAAGAAACTATAACACGTTTTGCATTTTCATAATGATGTATATCATTAGCAGTATCACCATATTTGTCTATAACATATTGATCTAGATTTGCTTGAGTCAATGGCCAGTCACCAAGATAATCGTAGCGTTCATTTACTAACATAATAATCCAATGGTACATAGGATTACCATAAATTTTTTCAGCAACAATTTCTGGTGTCTCACCTTCAACAATATCATAATAATCATAAACAGTTATATTAGCAAGAACGTCTCTACGAAATCTAATATTTCTTGTTATGTCAGTAAGAATTATTGCTTTTGTTTCAGTATTCTGTGACGTATATGGGGTTGATACAGTTACTGTTGGTATAGTAGTATATCCATAACCAGCCTCAGTAATAGTAATATCAGTTATTTGTCCATTTTGAACTGTAGCAAACGCTTGGGCTGCATAATCACTTTCTTCTGGTGCGGAGAAAGTTACCTGAGCACTAATATAACCAGAACCTGGATCTGTAATTGTTACGCCAGTAACTGCACCACCAGACATGAATGCAGTTGCTTTTGCTTGAGTTCCTGAACCTACAGTTTTTGTAATATCAAAATCATAAAGGAATTTTGGGAAATTTTTAAAATACATTACATACCATCCTTAACTTTGTCTTTCGTCAATAGAGCCAATTCACGGAATGCTAATGTAATATCAATTTGTGTTGGCATACCATCAGCAAAAGTAGTAAACATTCCATTTGGAGTGTAATTAATACTCATATCTGTTAATACGCAAGAAGTGTGGCGATGCAAATTTAAATTTTCTTGGCCATCTTGATAATAAAAAATATCAAATTCAGAAGGATAGATATAAACGAAATTATTATTATCTTTAAACTCTGGATGCATATGATATTTAAATTGTTCAATAATTTTTAAAACATTTTTGGCTTCAGTAGAATTTCTTGGGAAGAATTTATAGTCAAAACTAAATGTTCTAAAGTTAACACCTTTGAATACTTGTTCTTTCTTGGGGTTTGCTGCTAAACCTGTAGCTACTGAATTTGCAGCACCATTTGGACCTTTAGATAATGCTAATCCTGTTGCAATACCAAGTCCTGCATCTTTTGCTTGGCCAGTTACATCTGTGTTTTTACTATTACCTGTTGCTGATTTAACGACTTCCCAACCTAGTTGGGCAGCAGCACCAGCCATAGCCATACCAGCAGTATCTTCCTCATTCCAAGTAACACCATAAGATATTGATAGATTGTTTGGTATATGTAAGGCGATTGCAGTTTTTAATCTTTTCTGCGCACGAGATCCTTGAGATCCAACTAATGCACCAACTGCTGCGCCAGTACCACCACCAATTAATGCGCCTTTACCTGCTGGACTCATGCCAGTCTTTTCTCCAGCTGCGTTAGTTGGTGCTTTTGTTCCGCCTGCAAATAAACCACCAGCAATACCACCTTCAATTGTACCAACAATACCACCAGCTGTGGCTAATTGAGCAGTAGTCAATCCCATGGCCACCATGTCGCCCCTGTCTCTAGGAGTCATATCTTGAACACTTTCACCACCACCTGGAGGAACTAATTTAGATTCTGATGAAACATTAATATAAAATATAGCGTAGTTACCACCGTATTGACCACCTGGATCATATAGATCTGCTGGATATGAATATTGATCAATATCATATTTACCCTTATCAAAAGATGTTGCTTCACCTCGTGGTGTGTAAAGGTTCTTTTTAGGGGTAGGTGACGCTGGTGCTGCTTGAGTATCTGCCATTTAATTTCTCTAAATAGTGGGTTATTGGCTATTCTATTACTTATTTATGTTCCATAAAAGATTGTTCAAACCTTTATATCCAGAAAAATACACTGGAGATCCCACCAACATTATCATGCGTTCTAGTTGGGAGACACGTTTTGCATCTTGGTGCGATAAAAATCCAAGCATTATAAAATGGCAATCTGAGGAAACCGTAGTTCCATATCGTTGCCCAACTGATGATAAAATCCATCGGTATTTCGTAGATTTTCAAATCCAAGTCCAACAGAAAGATGGTCTTTTAAAACGATATTTGGTAGAAGTAAAACCAGCTAAACAGTGTATTCCACCAGAGTATCCTGGACGTCAAACTAAGAGATATATCACAGAATCTATGACTTATATTAAAAATCAAGCCAAATGGAAAGCAGCCACGGAATATTGTAAAGATCGTGGATGGGAATTTAAAAT